GAAAATAAAATGGCAGTATTAAACCCAAACGAAATATTTTTCACAGCTTTTGAGCCAAAACAAGCAAATAGATTTATACTATTTGTTGATGGATTCCCTTCTTATATAATGAAAGGAGTAGGGGCTGTTTCACTAACACAAGGTTCAGTACCTTTAAATCATATTAATGTACAAAGATATGTAAAAGGAAAAACAGTATGGAACACAATTTCCTTTACTTTATTTGATCCTGTAACTCCATCTGGTGCACAAGCCGTTATGGAATGGGTCCGTTTACATCATGAATCTGTAACAGGTCGTGATGGATATAGTGACTTCTATAAAAAAGACCTTACAGTTAATGTATTAGGTCCTGTAGGTGACATCGTATCAGAATGGATTATTAAAGGAGCAATGATTACTGAAGCTAGTTTTGGTGATTATAATTGGGATACTGAAAGTACTGCTGTAGAATTAACAATGACAGTTCAACCAGATTATTGTGTATTGAACTTCTAAGATTTTTACCCACCCCTTGATAAAATTAGCTTGACTTTGGTCAAGCTTTTTTTTTCTTTTTCCGCGAAAAAATTTGGTTACCTGGGATAGGGTTCGTATATTTACATCGTAAATAATAAAAAAATAAAGGTTATGTCAAACACAGTAAAAATTAAAAGAGGTCGTCCAAGCCAAAAAATTGGTAAAATTGTTAAAAGATTTAAACCATCAACTATGTTGATGGATGATTTTAAATTTGATCCCCAATTATTTGTTCCAATGAAAACTGGAACTAAAATTGATAAATTACTTTCAAGTGAAGGAGGAATGATGAAAGGTACTAACGTAGCATTCGTTGGTGATCCTGGAGTTGGTAAAACAACTGTATTGTTAGATATGCTTGCCAATATGAAAAATAATGGCAATAAAGTATTGTTTATCTCAGGTGAGATGACACAGATTGATATGGTTGGAATGGTAAAAAGATTCCCTAAATTTGGTAAATTACCTATCTTATTTATGGGTGATTGGATTGAAAATGATCCATTAGTTATTTTAAAATCCATCCTTAGTGAAGGTTGGGACTCAGTTTTAATAGATTCATTTGCGGAATTAGCAGTTGCTGTTCAAGATTTCCATGGTGGTACTATGAAAAATGCAGAAACTCAATTATTAAATTTATTTGAAAAGCACAATAAAGGTGAAAATCAAAATAAATTAAACACTAACTTTATGATCATACAGCAGGTTACCAAAGGTGGAGAATTCGCGGGTAGTAACCGATTTAAACACATGATTACCGCGATGGCTCATATGAAATTTACCCCTGAAGGTAGTAGAGCTATATGGTTTAGTAAAAACCGTAGAGGTGGTGAAATGAATAAATTACATTTTAGCTTAGATCAGGCTAATCACGTCGGGTGGTTATTTACCGAGCCATTAAATATGGCAATATAACCTTTAATTATTATTTACAGTTAAAAATAGCTTGGCTTCGGTCAAGCTTTTTTTTACATTACATATGTATAATAAACAACGTTACAAACTAATAAAGATTATGGCCGAATTTAACATGCCTACTGAAATAGTAGAATTACCATCAAAAGGAATAGTATACCCTGAAGATAATCCCCTATCTAGTGGAAAAGTAGAAATAAAATATATGACTGCTAAAGAAGAGGATATATTAACTAATCAATCTTATATTGAAAAAGGAATAGTAATTGACAAAGTATTAAAATCAGTTATTGTTAGTAAAGTTAATTATGATGATTTAATAGCAGGAGATAAGAATGCAATAATGGTTGCTGCAAGAGTTTTAGGTTATGGTGGTGAATATGAATTCTTTTCATTAGATAAAATGCATAAAGTTGATTTAGCAGAAATTGAAAATAAGCCTTTAAAAGAAGAATATTATACTAAAGGAGTAAATGAATTTAAATTTACATTACCTTTTACAAAGACTGAAGTTACTTGGAAACTTTTAGATGGTCGTGATGAAAAGAAAATAGATAATGAATTAGAGGGCCTAAAAAAATTATACAAAGATAATATACCAACACTTTCCACTCGTTTAAAATACATTATTACTTCAGTTAATGAGGAAAGAGAAAGAAAATTTATTAGAGATTATGTTGATAAAGCATTATTAGCCCGAGATGCTAAGGCTTTAAGGAAATATATATCAGAAATATCCCCAGACGTTGATCTGTCTTTTTTTCCCGAAGGAAGCAAATCCAGAAGATCCATCCCAATTAACATCAACTTTTTTTGGCCTGAAGTCTAGCGAAGCCGCTACCATAAGAGTAAGATTATTTAGACAAATACATAATATCGTTTTCCATAGTAATGGTGGATATGACTGGCACACAATATATAATATGCCTATTTGGTTAAGGAAATTTACTTGGAAAGAATTAGATGATTATTATAAAGCATCAGATAAAAAAATAAAAGAAGCAACTGAAGGTAAAAAAGGTCAAACAAATATGATAAACTCAGATGGAACAGTTAATGTTCCTGAATTTGCTAAAGCATCTAAATCATATAAAGGTAAAAGTAGTTATAAATAATAATATTTATAATAAAATAATTTATGGCTGACGGCAAGGAATTAAAAGATAATTT